AAAAGTGTCCGTGGTCACTTCCGAAAGTACAGCCCGTATCTCGTCTCTGTCTTCTTGTGTCAATAAGTCCATTATCTACAACCGCAGTTTTCACGAATCATTAATAAGGGAAACTCCATCATGCCACCTTCCACTTCTATTGTGTAGGCGTTATCGTCGTTTATGTCAATCACACACCCGATATTCCTTGCCTTTCTCCTAACGTCTTCTTTAAGCATCCTTAGAAGTTCCCCAATCTTTACAATCATGGGGTTATTCCGCAAGTCTCTTTGCTCAAATTCCGCTTCCGCACTTCCCGCCTTTGCCTTCTTGATGAACCTTTGACCGCTTGCTGTTTCTAATGAAAGTCCTACTTTTGAAGCTTCATCAATAAGCTTTCTTAGAAGATACCGCCAAGACGCAAAGTCGCCTATAATAGACCTTTCGATAGGGTTATAGTATTGAACGTCACCTACCCTTGCCCAGTCCTCTTGACAAATATTGTCAGCGTCATAGTAAAACCGCTTTCTAAAGCAAGTTTCCATCTCTACAAAGACATCTTGAACGATACCATCCATCGCTGGGTCAGCATCAAAAATGCTTGTAGGAAGCTTGGATTGAATCACCGAAAGTATAGTCAAGTCAACTGCGCTCATTTACTTAAAATCTTTTATTCTTTCAAAAAAGAAAAGCCTTTTTATTGAATAAATCAAATAAAAAGGCTTTTAAAGTCTTTATTTTTTACTATTATTTTTCTGCCACGCCTTCTTGTTTTTCTCCAGTAGGCTCTTGGACTTCTTCTTTAGTTTTTCCTTTAGCATCAGCCTTTGGCTTAGTCTCCTTGACTTCTTTAGCTTTTCCCGTAGATTCCGTAGGCGTTCCTTCGGTAACAACCAAAGCCCCCCGACGAATACCCTGCTTTATCATTTCCGTTTCTTCTACTTCAAAGGGTTCTGCGCCATGAATGAGCATAGGTCTTTCTTGGGTAGAATCAATATAAGAAGCCCCTGCGTCTTTTAGCTTTACAAATATTTTTGCCATAATTTTAAAATTAATATGATTAATTCAAAAAAGGGGTTTTAGAATAATTCCAAAACCCCTCAAACCTTTATTTATTCACCTTCAAATTTTTACATTGCACTACGACCACGTAAAACCGAAGTCTCAATAGGCTTAGGGTCCATGTACACAGGGAAACCACCCACTTGACCAGCAGTTTTGTTGTAAGTAATAGAATTATTAATAAGCACCACCGCATCTTGGAACATCTTAGCGAAGCCTATACGAGTCTTCAAGTAAGTAGCCGAGATACCATTTTGAACAATTCTTTCACTTTCCAAAGACATTGCTTCTACCATCAACTTGACCATAGCAGCGTTCTTATCCAAAGCTAAGATTGTATTTTCTGCAATTGCGCCATGAATCATCAAATCACCCTTTGTAGGAATGTTGGTCTTTAGCATCAACTCGCCACGAGTAGTAGGACCATCGTATCCACGGAACTCTTCTAAGTCCAAAAGGTCTAAAGCCGTTTCTTCGTCCGTCATAAGACAAGTGAAGTCACGACCCATTCTTGCACCGCGCGCCCACATTCTTGTAAGGTCACGGTAAGCCCATGCACCCGTAGTCTTAACACCAATAATAGGTGCTTCTTCGCCAGTTTGGTTGCCATTGATAGCAATAGCGATAAATAAAGCATCAAGAGCGTTATTCATGCGTACAGGCATATCCGCAAGGAACATTGACACCATATCCAAAGACACATACTTGATAACTTCGTCAGTAGTCTTTAATCCAATACCCAATTTGAAGGTGTTAACCGTCTTTTGGTCAAAGCTAAGAGAACCCATTTTCAAAGTGTCTCCTTCACCGATTACCGAAGGCATAGCATCAGCCATGTCAATAGTAGGCATCTTTGCTTCGGGCTGCGATAAAGAAACGGTGTTCGCTACAAGCCCCTCGTGCATCGAAGGCTTACGAATACCCAATTTCATAGCTTCCAAGATGATTTCTTGAATCAACCAGCGATAGCCTTGATTGTATTCGGGCTTGCTCCAAAGCTTTTCAGAAGTGATACGGGAGGGTTCAATTCCCAAACCGATTCTTAGGAAGTCATTAACGCTTTCAAAGCCATACATAGACTTTACGGCTTCCGCAAAGCTAATGTCAGTCACACCAAATTCTTCATGCGTACCATTACGCATAGAGTTTAAGCGACGACAAAGGCTTTCCATGTCATACATGACAGCACTTGAAAGTTTTGAATGAGAGTCTTGCTCACCCTTAATTTCCAAGTTCATTACTTTAGACTTGTCAAAAATTGACAACTTTTCTTTACCGTTTTTCGTAAATTCGGCAACGGCAACGGCAATCTTTTCAGCCCTTGAATCCAAAGGCAATACTTCTCTGCTCATATTCTTTTATTAAGAAAGTTCAATGATAATTTTAATTTACTTTGTTACTTTGTCCGATTATCAATGACTTAGACTTTGTGAGAAGTCGAAAGAATACCTACTTGAATGTCGGCACCAGCCGCAGCACTTGAAAGAGCCACGCCAATAGCGTATTCACCCGAAGCAGCCACCGCTACACGTACTGCAAAACCCGCTACCGAATGAATTGCCACCGCTTGACCAGCACTTACAGCAGCTTGAGCCACCGCCACAAGTTCCGCCTTGAACTCTGTCAAAACACCTACACATGGCTTACCGATATGGTCATTGTTTTTGGGAACGTGAACGATGCCAATAGGCTTATCTGCTTTAGTAGCAACAACTACTTTTGAAGTCGCATCAAGTTTTACAGGAGTACCTACGGGTGCATCAAAAGCTGCATCGCAATCGAAAGTAATGTGCAGTGATGCAATGACGTGCATTTGCTCAACCCTCGTGCGTGGCGTATTTGAATTTAGTCTTAAATTCATCTTTATAAATTTTAGAATTTTCGTTAAACAATAATATTAAAAGCCCCCACAAGGGTTAATTACTTACCACCTAAGAAAGTGTTATTTTCCCCTTGCTTCTTACGAGCCAAGTTATCAAACCCTCCCTTATAGATTTCTACTACTTCATCGTCTTCGGGGTCTTTCTCAGACACCGTAGAACGGAAGTTGATTTCCTTAGAACCACACTTGACACACTTTCCATGAAGTTCCTCCCCGAACTGAATACCGAAAGACTTTGCCAAAGACACAATCTTAGTTTCATCAGATTCCTTGAAGAGTTCGATAATCGTTTCGTCAACGTCAGCCTTCTTTGCCAATTGCAAAGCGCGATACTTGGCTTCCGCATCAGTACGAAGTTTTGTCAACTTATCTTCTTGCTTGCCTTTCAAAGCATCAAGTTCTTTCTTGAAGTCTTCATGCTCTTTGCGAAGCGTTACCAAGTCTTGACCAAAGACCACATTTTCTTTTGAATAAGAATCGAAGTCTTGACCAAAGATTTCTTTAGCCTTATCCGATACCTTTTGAAGACCCACAAGGCTTTTATTGCCTTCTAAAACGTCCTTCATTTTTTCAATGAAAACTTCTTCATTTGCAAAATCAGCTTCTGATAAGCCGAACTTTCCTAAGAAGTATTTAAAATTTCTATCCATTTTATTAGAATTTTCTTTATTGAACTCTTTATTTAAATCTTGATACGCTTTTGATAAACCTAATAAACCTTTATCAAATCCGCAAATAATTTTGTAGTTATTTGCCGTTTCGGGAGATTTTTCATTGAAGTCGTCCTTAGACAACCCCAAAGCCTTATGTATGCTTATTTGACCAAAATCTGGGTTTACTATCTTTCCGTCTTCATCAAGGAGTTTTGCATAGCCATCTGCCCCAAGATGTACCAAAGAACACTCATTGATATTGTAGATAGTCTTTACTACCCTGCGACACATTGCCCCATCCTTTTGGATAGTTCCGATATTGTCATAAAAGCCCCAACGGTCTTCAAAGGTGTGTGATGCTTCCCAATCAAATTCTATCCCTACACTCACCGAGAAGATAGCACCCATTTCAATAGACCTTGCCAACTTCAATCCCATATCATTAGTAATGTCTATTGCAAGAGTTCCATTCACACCCGAAGGGACTTTCACGTTCCCTTCAAGCATATACACGTTATCCCACCAAACTTTCTTAACCATACCCACAGCGTTCTTAACTTCCCAAGTATCATGGTCAGTATAGACGGGCTTCTTTTCAAAAAGACTTAAAGCGTCTTTCAATACACTTCCTTCGGAAAAATCACAACACTTCCAAGAGTCCGTTCCAACGATTGTTGAAGAAAGCATACGGAAGTCCGCTTCGTAGAAGTCTTCGGGTTTTAGGGCTACTGAGGGGGGAGCGTCCGAGCGCATCGGGATAGCAGTAGCTTTAGCGAATTGGGAAAGCTGAAAGCCGCCTATTGAAGACTTATCCTTTCCAATCACCATATTGAAGTTTAGGGTTTCCCTATTTCTCTTTTTCATTAATTTACAGGTTTAGGTTTATTATTCCCCCCGCCCCCGTTGTCGGGCTTAGAAGGGTCTATTTTAACAGGTGCTTCCTTAAACGCCCTATCATAATTCATTTCTTTCGCAGCTTGCGCTTGACTTATAATTCCTTCGTCACGAAGCAAGATAGTATTTTGAATATGCAGTTGACGGGCTTGTGCATCTCTTAGCTTATCCTTCGTGTTTGGTTTTTCAAACTCCACGAACAAAGATTTAATAGGGAATCCAGCCAATACAAGTTCCTTCAAGTATAAGTCTTCCAAGAAAACTACAAGACATTGCTGGTAAGCTTCAAGTTGACCAGTCCACTTCTCAAAGATTACCCTTCCAATAGCTTCCGAGGTATTGAACGGACGCCCAAAGAAAATAGGGTCTTGCTTTAGACCCGACATCTTCTTTTGGTCAATGAGTTCTACCAAAGACCTTGCAGCAGTTCCGTCACTTGTGGAGTTTTGCACATCAAATTGGTGAGCGTTCTTGAAGCCTAAAGCGATTCCATTCCGATAGCCTTCTTCAATTTGTGGCTTAATCTTATCCAAGTATCTTTCGCATCTATCATAATATAGTTGGTCAGATTCTCCTTGCTTCTTTGCTGGAGCATTAACAAGCACCGAAAGGAAACCCATGACACCGTGCTTTTTCGCCACATAGCGAAGGTTATCTACAAGGTAGTCGTCTATGTCAATATCCCTAAGAGCCGCCAAGAAAGGCGGTATGCCGTAAGGATTTTCATTGATTCTGCCTAAGCTAAGGTACTTATAAGTGAATTGGTTTAGCTTTATAGGTTCTACCGAGCCTAATTGTGCAATATTTTGGAAAGGTTCATAATCGTCTTCCTTGATGTTCCTTCTAAAGACTATGTGCTTATGCGGAACTAAGTAAACTCTTTTGACGCCTTTCATATCTCTTCTTATGCCCGATTCTGCGCTTATAGCCCCGAACAAAGCCAATTGAGTCAATAAGTCATTCTTTAAAGCCCACATTCCCCCGCGATACCAAGTCTTTTCCGCATCACTCATGTACTCTTGGGCTTTCTTTATGACCGCTTCGGACGTGCCTTCCGCAAAGTGCAAAAGG